TTGAGTATCGGCAGTGGTGGCAGTAGTGCCATCGCTACCGATATGAAGGTAAGTGAAGTCGGCATGAGAGCCTAGTCCACCGATCTTCTCGGCTACAGCGTTTTTACCAACAGTTGATACGACATCTGCCATAGTTATTGTTGGTTAATTTATTAAATATATCACTGAATGTGATCCTATAATGTAATGTCTGTTTTATTTGCTTTTATTTTTTGTTTTATATTTCCGTCCTTATCTCTGACGATAACTTCAGCCTCTGCGCCGAGTTCTGACTCAGCTGATGGGCCTCCGCTACCTTTGGCTTTTTCAGCCATTTTCTTGATTTTATCTTGGATCTTCATATGTTTTTTATCTCTTAGTGTTAATTAATGGTGTAAAATCTTGTAAGCCTCTAGTGCCTTGCTTCAGTTTTATCATCAGCTGAGCGACATCTAGCAGATCCACTTCCTTGTAGTGAGAACAAACATAATCCCAGTGACCCCAGATTTTTAGTCCTTCTTTCTTGGCCTTGTCTGAGAAGAAAATGTCCTCTCCTTGGGTGCGAATACCACTTTTTTTATCAACTTTGCTAAGAAAAGGAGCTTTGTCCTTCATCCTAAGCAGGGCGCTTCTCTTAATCAAGATACAACCAGTGCCGACTCTGTCAGCTTGAAAGAGTTTATTTTTCCCATCGTAGACGAAAGTTTTAAATCCTACCTTTATCTTTCGATAAACGTTGAATGCTACACCTTCGTTCCCGTCAGGAGCGTCTACTCCACGCCACATCATGGTTGGTAGTGCCATGATGTCCTTATTAAACTTTATAAGATTTAGTGGATTATTTAGTGGCGGATTGTCATGATCTACCATGAGCAGCCACTTGCACTTTGTCTCTAAGAAATTCTTGACAATTTTGTTCCGGTTATAGTCTACACCTGTAATCTTACTAAATTGAATTGTCGGTTCCCATTCTTTCCTTATGTGGCAATCACCAACTATCTGCAGCAATCTATTTGCTAGCTGAACATGGATCTTGCCATCAGGGTTCAGAACGGCTATATAAACCGGTATAGGCTTTTTAACTACTTTTTTCTTTGGCATACATCTTATTGTTTATTTTAATTTAGCATGGGGATTTATTTCGCGGCTACGCCAGGGGCGTTTTCTTCTGCCGGCTCTTCAGCCGGAGCTGCAACTTCCTCAGCGGGTTGCTCAGGAGCTTGCTCTTCAGTTGCTGGAACTTCGTCTGTTTTTTTTTCCTCAGCTTCAGCAGCTGCTCTTTCTTCTAAGTTCATAATTTTTTTAATTAAAAATGAATTATTGAGGTGGCGCTGGGGTTTTACCCTGAGCCATCTTGACTTGCTCCTCTGTTTGAGGTTTACCAGCCGACAGGACTTCTTGGTCATTCTTCTTAATAGCGACCTGAGGTCCTGGATTTTTTTCTCTGACAGTAAATTCCATAAAATTATTTATTCCACAGAGCTAGGATAGAACCTCCGTCCTCGATAGCTCTAGTAGGACTTAATTTATCGAAGAAATCTTCGACATTATTAAAGACTTGTAGATGCGCCTCGTAAGGCATGCGCATTGGTGTTCGGGAAATTATAACTCCACCATCCTTCAAAACCTTGCGTGCTTTTTTTATTAATGTAGCAGGCTTTTCCAAATGTTCGATCGCATCGAAAAGCATTATTATATCGAACGAAAGGTTGGTTGTCTCCAAAAAGCGATGCATGTCCATACACATAAACTTTAATTCAGGGTAGTTCTTTTTAGCATTTTTTATCCTGACTTTTGTGTAATCAATTCCCAGCGGTTTAGCGCCCATCTGTTTCACGTGGAAACATGAGTGCCCCTGGGAGCAGCCAAGATCTAAAACGTCACCTTTCATCTCTACTTCTAAGGCCTCGAGGGTCCTCACAAGTGTCTTTATGCTTGTAACATTGCCACCGGTTGGATGTGAACTATAAAATTCCTTTAACGCTTCTTCTTTTTTATACATATTTCTAGAAATTATCACCCTTTGGGATTTCTTCGTATTGGTTTGTTTTAACAAATACTCCGCCCCCATCAACAGTGATTTTATAAAGAGTTGCATTAGCCACCCTGGTTTGCACCACTGGCCTAAGCACTCCGTTTATAATTATACCTTTCCTTCCTGTCCCCTCTGCTTCGATCACAAAATTCTTCTCGTTTTTCTTGATCAACGCTTCGGTTTCAGGAGACATGGTGAAATTTGGTTTATCTGTCAACGTCCATGGATTAAACATGTTTCCGGTTGTGAAATAATCCTCTCGCAGTTTCTGCCAAGCGTCTGGGTAATTAGTAGTCTTTTTACGACCGCCCCAGCTATTTGGAGTTGCGATGAACTTACCCTTACTGTCCATTCCAAACTTTCCGAAAAATAGAGCGTGTCCCCACTTCTGATCACTAGCGGTAGGTGGTTTCGGCTCATAATTATTCCATGTTCCGTTGTTCGATCCATATACTCCTCCGACTACGCCAAAGTTATCCCTGATTGCGGCAGCAAATATATCCATGTTGTTTTGTGACGATATCGTTCTATACTCTTTGGCCTGTAGCGTCTGCGCCAGTTTATCAACCTGTGGATTTTTCCAGCTTTTATCGGTAATAAATGATTCGCTAGGTGGGTCTCCATTGTTGTATGAAGGAACTGTTTTTTCTGTAACTGCTCCCCAATTAACTGCAAGTTTTCCGCCATTGCGGAGGTATGCACCGCCTCCGGGCAGAAAGAATTGGCTATAAAACGCCTTAGCAGATGCTTCATCATATTTTCCGACCTCTATAGCATTAAGCACAGCCACATAATATGACCACGCCTGACCGACACAAGAGCTAGAACCATCCTGATTCTTAAACGGGATAATTATTTTTGCCTGTTTTTCGATATCGTATCCCTTTTCCCAGTCTATCTGCGGCGCTCCAAGCGCCATGCTGTCATAGACTAAGTCACGGGCATCTTTCGGATCTGGGATAGCACCCGTTCCGTATTTCTTATCGAAGAAAAGATATTGTTTACCTACAATTGCTTGTTGCATAATTTTATTTTTCTAATATTATTGCTATATGTTTTGTTGTCTCTAAGAAATCATTCAATATTTCTGGGAAAATCTCATCATCTACAGGTGCTGGATTTTCAGCAGAATAAACTAATTCTGCGAATCCAAGAAGATTACCTTCGCTATATATTGGACACGCGACAAGAGTCTCTATTTTCTGCAACTGTAGCTTACCTTTCAACCAATCGTTATCAGGCATCGACGCTATGTGCACTACTTGGCACTTACCTTCCAACATTGGTGTAATGTATCGCCCTAGTCTCACTATCGGGATAGCTTGAGCATCAGGCAAGTAACTATATACTCCGATATTGGAGACTTCGTTAGTTGCTGAGTAAAAAAAGTCATGCTTACCCTGCAGGTCTGTCCTGCTGTTATGAAACTTAAACACCAACATAGCGGATGCATCGTGCTGAAATACACATTTTGTCATTTCTTTTTCTATTAATCTGTTTGATTCCACTGACTCAGCAAAATCAACTTGGAGTTCTTCAGTAGATGTATGCGATTCCTCTACTATCGTTCCAATAGTATCTATCCGCTTATATCCGTAAAATAACGACAATGCGACAAATCCTATTATTGCTATAAAAAAAATAGCTAATGTTGTCGCTCGCCACTTATTTTTACAAAAAATTGCGAATTCTTCAAACGTCTTAACTAATATTGGTATTTTTTTTACGGGCATATTTGTTTTTGTTTTATTTTCGTTTACCAAACTTCTTAGCAACTCTCATGATTGGCAACTCTTTTATCCCCAAATAAAAGCCCACGATACCGCCGGCTAGAGTCTGAAGATATTTAATTGCTTCACCACCAATTGGATTGTAAAAAAAGCTTACAAGTCCAGCTGCTATAACTAAAACTAGGATAATATCTTGTGTTAATGTCTTACCCATATATTTGTTCTTCGTTAGGTTTATTAAGCTCACCCTCTACAGCTTGCTCTAGGACGAAATAGGCTTCACTTGTTAGCGGGTGAAAAAGCCTAATTGTGTTAACCTTCAATTTTTTTTCAGGAAAAACCAATCGACACTTGTCTTCTTGGTTCAGTCTTGAAAACACAGCTATATTATTCAGTATCAGCCATCCATCTACGACCATCGATGCAAAGCCGATTAAGCCATTAGTAGAAGGAACCTTCCTGATCTTTATTTTTGATATCTCCATATATACATCTTGATTAACAAATAAACCCAAGTAAAAGCTTACTTGGGCTCATTTAGAGACCACTGAAAACAACTTTACAAGTAAAGTAAGCTTGTTATTTCTTCTTGGGAGAAGATTTTTTAGTTGTAACAGTTTCTTTTTTTTCGCTGGCTACTGGAGGAGCATCTTTTTTAATAGCTGCTTGCTCGGCTGCTATATCTTTTAGCATCTGAGCGGCCATCTCTTTGGCCAAAGGGACTGCCATTTCTTGGGCAGCACTCTTTAAGAAGTTTTGTTGCTCTTCAGTTAATGTTGTTTTCTTCGGATTGACATTTTTGCCAATATGTCCGTAATCGATATTGATAACGTCATGTTGAGGCTCTATGCCTTTACGCGCGCTAGCAAATCTTCCTTGCTCACCGGACTCCTCAGTAACAAAGTCTCTGCCAAAATCTTTGTGTGTCAGCATCATATCGATGACCTTTTCATCGTTGATGGTGCATTCACCGTTCTCAAATTTGGCGTAAACTCCAGGTTGTGGTTGCCTACCGGTCACTGGTTCAGCCGGCAGCGCAGAAACTAATACAACTCTATAGTTGGAAAATTTCGAGAAAAATTTCATATGTTTTATTCATTTAATGTTTATCTGAATGGGGTGGCTGCCGAATCAGCAGCCACCCCGTTAGATTTATACAACTCCGTAGAGGTAGGCGCACTTAGCGGCATGCATCCTTTGCAGTCCGACTTCTGACACATATTGGTCAATCTCACCGTCAACATCAGGTGATTGCACGTTGGTAAACAGTTTGGTGTCCCTGTTATTCATGTAGCGATATTTCACGCATTCCATGTCAATCAAGAACGCTGTTCCAGCGTAGTCTTGGACGAATAAAGGATTATGAACAATGTGAATTGTTCCGAATGCAGTGACCCAAGTCCCGATCTTGATACCATAAGAGGTAGCAAGTGGTTTCATTTGAATCTGGGCACGAGCGAACTCGTTGATATATTGCAATATCAAACCGCCAGTAAACAAATATTTGGTGTCATTACCGTAAGTAAAACCTTCTCTTAGGAAGGTGTTAAACTCAGCAACTGTCAAGGCTGAGCCTGACTCGTTTTGAGTATATGCACCCGAGGAAGCGATCCATTCCAAGATACCACCAGTTGCACGACGAGGATGACCCTGTGTGCCGGTAACATCAAGTTTTTTCTCACCCCACCAGAAGGCACGTTCTATGTCTAGAGCGTGTTGGGTGCCCATTTTTGCACGAAGGTAAGTAAGATCCTTACCACCATAAAGGTTTGCTTCGCGCTCTGTTCCGGAAACTGTAATAGAAGTCTTAAAAATCTGAGTGTAATTGGTTACTTTCGCAGAACGAGTGGTGTTCACATTACGTGCACCAGAGTTCTCCTCAGAAACATTACCTACGATGAACAGTCCATCGTCATCGACACCGGCAGCCGCAGCTGTCGAACCGAATCCACGACCAGCTGCAGCAATCGTAATAGTTACGTTTGATGCGACAGTCGCGACTAACATATTCTCCCCAGAAACGGCGTTTTTAATAACGTCGCCTACTGTGAAGATATATGCGCTATCCGCGCCAGCACCATCTACAGTGATAGTGATAGCTCCAGAAGCAGCGTAGCCTCCACCCATGTTAACCGCGGCGTAACGACCTCCGTAGAAGTCTTCAAACCAGGCGAACTCAGGGTTTCCAGCCGCTTGTTTCATCATACCGGATCCTTTCCAAGCTTTCCCGTCGTATACCTTACCTACGTTAGTAAGCAAAGATACTAGAGGATGCTTGTTAGGCTCCAAAAGCATGATTTTATCTGCTGCGTCTACAATAAGACGTCCTTCAGCCGCTGAAGTAGCGGTTGTGCGGGATGCATTCCCGGCAGAAGAAGCGACTATACCTTGATCATGGGTTGGCTCTGTGTAATATGGATATGCCATATGATTGCAAGTTTATAGTTAAAATTAATAATATTAAGCTAAAACTAGCAAATCATGTGATACCCACTATAAATTAGGATCGGCTTTACTGGCAATAAGATCGTCGACCATATCACCATCTACTAATTGACCTCCCTGGGATGCACCGCCTCCTGCGTTAGCTGCAAGATCTTTGGCGTTGTTCCCGGCCTGTTTCGCTTGTTCATCTGCAGATTTTTTCTGCAGGTCCAAGCCTTTGACGGCATTGTAAGCTACCTCAATGTCATCGATATTGGGACGCTTCTCGAGGAATTCTGTAACTTGATCAGCATACTCGGCAAAATCTGGAGTATTAGCGATAAAACCTTCGACTCCTTTTCGGAACTCACCGAGTTCCTCTGATTCAGCGAATTTTTTATCAATCTCCTTCTTATGCTTATCGAGTTCTGATGATATCCGTTGCTCGATATCCTCGGGTGAAGCTTTTTCATACTTTTTATCGCCCATGTCCTTTTTAACCTTATCGTGGGCGTCAGAGACTTGCGTAGCTTCTCCAACTTGGACTTTACCTTCCATGACAGCCTTAGCAAGTTCAGAATCGATCTTACCATCGACGATCGCCTGAATAAGTTCAGGTTGTTCGTCAAGCTTATCAAGGACGGGTGAGATATTGCGAACGAATTCGCGATAATCTCCTAATTCTTGGCCTTGAACGCCAAGTTTTCTGTTAAGCTCTTCATTTTCTTTAGAAAGCTGTTCCGACTTTTGCGCTTCTTCATCAGCACCAGCTTCAGGCTGCTGAGCTTGCGATGCTTCTCCAGGCTCCCCCGAATTTGCATCGGGACCTTTTTGAATCACCTCATCTGGACTCCCCGCAGTAGCGGACCCAGGTTTAGTTTCCTCAGTCATAAATTTTCATTTTATTATTTAATATTTCTTAACCCTCTTGTTTATTTTTTGCTCGTCGCTGGGCTAATTTCTCAGCGATATTACCAAGATTCAAGCCCTCCTTTTTATCGGAGTCTTTGGCTTTGATATGCTTGATCATACCGGCAAGGTTTTCAGACGAGGCAATCGATTGCCTATCTTCTTTAGTTAGGTTCATAAATTTGTTATTTAATGTTTATATAAAACTATTCGTCTTTATATTTTTTACACCCAATCTCTCTTAACTCAAGATCAAAAGTCTCTCTCGCGTCGTTGCCTCTATGTTCATTCTTCTGGTGAGATGTTATCTTGCCCTTAGCCACCAGAGTAACCTCATCTCCTACTTCATATCCTGACAATGCTGGAGCTTGTTTAATATTCAAATACAATAATGGATATTCTATACGTTCTTTTTCAACAGCAACAGGCCTATTCATTGGATAGGAATGCTTCATCCCGGCATTTTGTAGCTTAATGTTATTAAAAATAACACTTCGCTTCTTCTCTTTTTGTGTATTCATACTATTTTTTGAAACTTCTAAGAGTTTTGGCTAAGGCACATTGTCTCTTCGTCCGGGTATCTAAATTGTCTTTAGCGCAATATTCATCAATAGACATACCAGCACGTTTAGCCTTCGCGGTTAACGCGCCTGGTCGCTTAATTGCACCTGCTATCCAATTCTTAGCCATAGTTTTTAGATTGCTTAGTTATATTATAGCACAAGTGCCGCAGTTTTACATAGCTTTTTTCTGTTCAGCCTCTTCATTCTTCTTTTTACGGCGGTCTACCTCTGCGTTTACTGCTTCTTCTAAATCAAAAAGACCAGTAGACATGCCTTGGACACGTGCCATATATGCGGCTTCTTTAACGGGATCTATCGACCTCAATGATTGTGTAATCATCATATCCCGAAGTCTAGTATACTGCATTATCGCTGTCCAATACTTGGTATGGGTCAGCTCAACCAGTATATCTCTAAATTCTTCTTGAGGAATTTCCTGAATTTCTTCAGCATTTTCCTTTTTTTCTTCGAAATCTAAACCTTTCATACGCTTTTTTCGTTAAATACTAATTTATTTATTACTATTAGGCTTAAATTTAGCCTTGTTCACCTTGCCTGTAGGTGGATAAACAGCTTTGAGCTCTGATTCAAGAACATTGAACAAAACTCCCCGTTTTTTACTTCCAGGCGGGAACTTCTTGTATGGATACGGTGCTTTCATAAATTTATAGTTATTTTATTAAACCTTGATTGCTTGTGTCGACTGTAAGTTGCCCAGGATCGAGTGACCCACCACCAAGCAACTTCATTGAATTGTCCTGCTTGATTTCCGGCAATAATGGCAACATTTTGTCTTCTCCTCCTGCTTTCATCGGAATAAGATGATCTTTCTGATAATCAACTGGATTCTTTTTGCGTTGTGCCCTTATCATTTTCATAAGCTGTTCATGACGCTTTCCGCTTTCAGTAGTATGCGTATCTATTTCTCTATCATGCTTCTTTTTTGTGCTATAAATAGCCAAAGCTCCTAAAATTCCTGCTAAAACAGGGCTTCCGAGACTAGCTGTAGCTCCAAGCGGAGTAGTCAGCGCTCCTTTTACTAACGCTCCAGCTCCAGCCAAACCAGTATGGTTAACATGCTTCGTAGCTTTTTTTACCATATCAGAAGTTTCTTTCTGTCTATCGGCTAAAGATTTAAAAAACTGATTTCCCCTAGCAGCGTTTATTGCTGTTTTAGGATCTAACCCAACTTTGTTGGTTCCGAACTTGGCGCTCATTTCTTTAAGCCACGCATTGTTTTTAGCTATATTGGCAGGAGTAGAAGCGCTCAAATCTTTTACCCAACTTACTTTTTGCGCAGCAGGCATAGCATCCCAACCAGCTGGGTATTGTGGGAAACCTAATGGCATTGATGACATAGGCATATGTTTATTTCTTTTTAGGCTGCGTGCTCATAGCCTGATTCATTAAATTTGATTCAGGGCTACTGTTTTGACGCTGCGGTATATTAGTATCTACTTTTCCGCCGGCAAAACGACTATGACCCCTCAAATTAGTGGTCTTTTGCCCAGCTTTATCATTTAATCCAGGAGCTGTTGGTGGTATTGGTCCGCTTTCCATCAGATTTACTGGTGATCGTAGTTCCTCAAATGGGGTAACATAACTTCCACCGGCTTCTCTCCTTAACTTTGCTAAAGAGCTTTTTCCGCCGAGTTCTCCTGGTGGTTGGTCTAAGCCTGGAGGTGGTAATTCACCTTCTATTGCTCCCTGTTCTTCTCCTTTCGAAATAGAATCGATATCCCAGTTCCAATCGAATAATACTTTCTGAGTAAGTTTCTGAGGGTCAACGAAAGGCATATTGATAAGTAGTTGAAATAGATCCATGTCTTGTTTCTTTTTGACATCTTGCATTCCAGCGATCGAAGGCAGAACAGTAGCCTTATAATCGAAATATCCCATGAGATCATCTTTCTCGATCAGCGGGAAAGCAGTCTGGCCATCATCGCCAGTTATTCTTATCACCATATCTTCAGTATAAAACTGACGATACATTGACATCCAGTATCTCATAACCTGCGAATAAGCAGTCCCAAGGTGGTTAATATATAATCTTACGCGCTCGAGAGTGGATTCACGTAGATGCCTAACTTCAGTGGCAGATCCGGCATTTCCACCGGCTCCCATTGAAAAGTCATCTACACCGGAAGCATATCTCATATCGCCCTTAAGCAGTTCTTCTTCTTTATACGAACTTGATTTCACGTCTGAAAATTGAACCTCTCTTACTCCGTTAGGATCATTAGAATAAATTATACCAAACGGCCTAGTCACAAGTTCATCCTTGCTTACATTTGCGAGCGGATTAACGATCCACATTTTATGGATATTCAGAGTAGCCGCATCAAGCCGTTGGTTTTTAATCATGTTAAGCATGATCTGCGGATTTTCAAGCAACAGTGGTATTCCATATCCTTCGAACTCTCCAGGAATCTGAAGATACGGTATATGGATAAACGGTGCTTCCTTAAAATCGTAAGGATTAGGCATTTCCCCGCCCTTCATGATCGGGACGCGGTTAACCATGACACAATATTTGTCTTCGAACGGTCTCCACCACTCAAAAACTTCATACATCTGCAGGAGCGCAAATGCGTTCGTATTATAAATTTGGTTTCCAGAAATACCGCCGATTTGTCCCGCATCGGCTCCCTTAACTATTCTCTCATGAGTAGTCTTAACCGTGTTTCTTATTGTAGCGTAATCATCCAGATCTCCTCCGGGATAACCCCTGGCTATCGCCATCCTCTTCTTATCTGCCATTGGATATCGACGCTCAATTTCCGGCCAGGTCAAAAGCAAACGTTTAAACCAATATTGTTTAGACTCAGCTTTTGTATTATGCCAGTCATACCAAAGGTTGTAGTTGTCTACCCACTCAAAGTATGGAGCATCATAATATACCTGCTCTCTCTTCTCCCAGGTATATTTCTTTTTTGATAAATCGTTTTCGTTAAGAAATTTTAAATTTCTAACGTCTTTTTTCCAGCTGACTTGCAAATATCCTGTCCCGTATACCAGAGATGCTCTGGTTACATCTTCTGAAGTTTTATCGCCTTCAGCCAGCTCCCAGGTGAAATCAGTAAGCTGTTGAAGCTTCTTTACTTTCAACTGGTCATCTTGCGTCCTTCCCTGAGCTGTAAACTCAGGACGGGCGTCTAAAATTCTCGGCATCAATGTCTCGACAACCGAGTTAACGTATGGGACAAAAACGTTTGCTTGCCAACTCTTAATCTCCTTGGCCCTATCTCCATTGTAGGAGATATAAAGCTTATAGGACCTATCCAATCTTGGCTTGATACATTGTTCAAAGTATTGTCTCGCATCTTCTCTCTGAAGATCGAAAACGCGAATCAACTCTTCTTCTTTCTTGCCAAAATCAGACGGGTTATAAACCGTAGGCTCTGGTCGGAGATATAGATTAGTGTTGTTGGCCATATTTTTATATATTAATTATTTCTCTTATTTCCTTATTTTTTTTCTCAGCTATATCCTTGCGGGGTCCGTAACTTGTATAATCTTCTGCCATATATTTTTAGTAAGCAAATCTTTTAGGTAAATGATCTACATAATCTAATTGCGTTAATGGTTTTCCGTAAATTGCCTTGAATCCCTGGAAACCTATGCCGGCTGCAAAGATGCAGTCATCATGGAATCCAGCTTCAGGGACCATGTTATTGTTATCGTCGTAGATGAACACGGACATTTCATCTACTAACTCTTTTGAATGTATTGTTAATATTCCATCTCTTACTGCCTGAGCAAAATCATCGATCATCAGTGGCCTTGTTACCTTAGTGGTTCTCCAACCTAGTTTATCGCTGGTCCTGTCTGCTACTGTGTCAAGATTTGTTGGTCTAAAATACATGGTTGGATAATGCTGCTGTTTCAAAACTGTTATCGTAGTAAGGCCGTGATTGTTAACCTCTACTATCATCAATGCTTCGTTATAAAGTCTTCCCCAAATATTGAGTTTCTCAGCGAATCTATCAGGAGCAATATGCCCTCTATAGAAGGCTACCTCTTCTCCGGTTCTCCTATCCCATATAACTGCTACAGAATAATCACCACCTGTTACACCTTCAGCTACGTCTACCCCGCATACATATATTCCTTCAGGATCTGGTCGTTTATAAATCGTAAGATTATTCTTCACCATTACTACATCGCTGCCAAAAATATCTCCTACCTTCCAAACTCCTCCTCGCGCCCTTGATACATATTCTGAGTCAAACACATTGCGTCCAGAAGCTAAGAACTCTAATCCATATTCCTGAGCGAAACGACGTGGGTTGTTCATCCTTTTCTTAATCAGATTTATTTCTTCCTCTGTATACATCCACCACCAGCCATATTCTTTCTTCGCATAACCGTTATCTTCGCTCATCCACATTCTATGATAAAGGTTACCTTGACCACGAGGCGTTGATTCGACTACCAGCCTTCCATCTACAGGAACAGACGCCTCTAGAATCATCATTTTTTCTTCCGCCTTATCCCACGAAGATAATTCGGTGCAGAGACAATTGTGGATAGTATATCCACGACCCACGTTCTCGGTTGAAGGGAGAACAAGAATCTTTGAATCCAACTTAGGGAAAGATATTTCATATTTTGAATTGTAATGAATCGTTGGTCTCAACTCAGCCGGCGTGCTCCGATAAAAGGTTTTAATCTTATCTAAGAGTTCTGCCGTCATGTCAGAGTTATATCCGATCAATGCAGTATTAACACCGGGAGTTGTGATCGTGTGGTGGTAGAAATAACCGGTTACAGCTGTTGAATTATGTGAAACGATTCCTTCTGCTATGTATGTGCTACAAGATGTTTGTAGATCTACTACTTTGGTTTTCCCAGCTTTTTCTATTTTAACGATCTGAACCCATCCATTGTTTGGCATAGCTTTCCCTTCCCACCAATTAGAGGTTAGCCTTGATGGTGACGTTTTGCCAAAAATATTAAACAATTCGTCCATTTTGTTCATAACAATTTTATAGACCTCCTTGCTCCCTAGCTTACTTGGTCCGCCAGCTTCTCTTTTATCTATTTCAACCCTATAGCTTAAATTATTATTTTTAGCATATGCTACCAGTCTATCCCACACGGCTCCAGCTACTTGGCTTATTGTTAATTGGACTCCTGATCTTGATGGTTTTGATATTGATCCTTCACCGTCTATCATTCCACTAAACCATCCGTCTTCATATGTTCCTTCCTCCCAAACGCTCGTTATGGTTCTTATGCTTGTGCCGACCTTCATATCAGAAACCTTTCTCCAAATAGTATCAGTTGAACATTCCCACTTCTTTGATAATAATTTATGTTCAGGTGTAGCGACAATTTCCTTCCCATCAGACAATGTTATCTTAATAGCTTCTGACTCAAACGAAAACGTTTTTTCAACAATCGCTGTTCTCATTTTTCTTTGCTTCTTCACTCCTGGGATATGTTCATCTACAGCTATAACCTTATCGCCAACTTTTATGTTTTTTATTTTAGACCAAGTCAGGTCTTCCATCAAAACTTTTGTGTCTTCGTGTAAGCAAAATCC